CTGTTGATGGTCACGGTAATACATACCGCGATTACGCCAATGATGGACTGTCTGACAGACAAAAAAGAATGAAAGAATTTGGTGCCAAGCGTGCTGCTATGTTAGTTAAAAAAGTCTAAGAAGACTTATTCTTCCATTCACGCATTCCTTTGACCTCTACTCCACGATTGATCATTGACATCATGGATTCTTGTGCGGAAATCATATCGAAGTAGGTAGCAACTCTGTTGTTACCCCATAGAACATAATCAACGCACCAAAATCCATGAATCAATGGATCGAGTACCCTAAGGGTACGGTTCATGAGTCCTGAAATAGTTTTCAATTGCTTCAATGCGTTCTTCATTGTGTGCAATGATATCAAGTTGCTCTTGAATTGCAGCAAGTACATCAGGATGTTCACCGATACCCACAGGATTGTGGAGGTAAACTTCTACGTTTGCTTTTGCCTTTTTGATACTACCCTCAGCGTCGGCGCGAAGGGCATCAAGAATATTGTTTCTAAGATCGCAAGACATTTATCAATCCTCAGCAAGTTTTTGGAAGTATGAAAGTGCATCATCTGCATCTTCATCTGTTTCTTCAGTTGAAGCAACTGCTGCACGACCTTCACTAAGATCTTCAAGAGTTTCTTCTTCTACTACTTCTGGATCAGGAGCACGAAGTTGTTGTTTGCGTCCAAGGACGGCATCTAGACGTTTCTTCAGAGCATCATAAGTTTTGAACTTATCATCAGAAGTAAATTCACTGAGATCAACAACTTGATTGTAGATAACTTCTAGTTCAGTATCATCCTCAAGGAGAGGTTCTACACGACCAAACTCAGAAGAATCATAGTTCCAATAACCAGCAACCTGTTTGATCTTCAACTTAAAGTTAGCACCCTTCCAGAAATCAAATGGATTGATGGGCTCTTCATCTTCAAACTCGGGTTGCATTGATGCAGTGATCTTATCAAAGATCTTCTTACCGAATTTATAGAGGAAGACTTTACCTTCGTTGTCGGGATTTGATGCATCCTTTACTACATACACGTTAGCATAGTAGGACAGTTTACGTTTCTGTTTACGTGCAATTTCTTTGTCTGATTCATTGCCACTATTCCAGAGACTACGATTCAGTTCCCCAACAGGATCATCTTTACCGATAGTAGTCAACGAGTTTTCAATATACCAACCACCAGGACCTTGGAAGGCGTGAGACCAGACCTGATTCCAGGGAAGTTCGCAGTTGGTGTGTGCAGGCAAGAATCGGATCACGGCATAACCGTTACCAGCTTTATCTACAGATGGTTTCCAAAGACGATCATCACCGCCACTACCCTTTTCGTTGAGTTTCTCCACCTTTTTCATCAGTTTCTCGGTGAGAGATCCAGCGCGGGATTGTTTCTTCAGATCAGCGAAAGACATGTGTGTTCTCCGTATTTTTTGTATTGTGTGTATTGTACGTATTGAGTATACGTGTATTTTGGTTAGTTGTCAAGACTATTTTCGAGATCCATCAAGGTGTTCTCAAGATCAGCGAAAAACTCTTCAATATCCTGGTCATCTCTCATACCAAGTATCTTAGCAGAATCAAGAATTGCATTTTTCATTTCACGAGCCTGAGGGTCATCAGACAATTTCAGCCTAAACATAAAGTTTTTCTGTTTTTCCAAAATGGTTCTCATAACTCTGAGTTGTTCCATTTTTTCATCATCATTAGAAGGTTGCTCGAATGGGCTTCGCATCATACCTTTTACCAATTCCTCTTGAAGTTTATTAATTTCTTCTATAGAGGACTTAACAACGGGCGAATCGAAAAAATCACTCACAAACTGTCTCCCTTAAAATCCGTTTGTAGTCTTTGACATCAATATTTAGAAAGGGTTTATACTTTCTAATTTTGAAACTTACGGTTTCCCACACAGGATCAAAGAGTTTTTCATCATACTCATGCGAAAACTGTAATATCGAATCTAATATTACCATAGTTTCAATAGAAATGGCACCTTGGATATGTTTTTTAAGTAGATCTGGATGAGAAGATCCTCTAATTTTAAAAATATTATTGAAGTTATGACTCAAAAATACTTCAGATTCTGCACGAAAAGTATTAATAAGGGTCTTCTGCTTATCAAACCAAGACTTGTAAATAACTTCACCTGTCTTAATTATCTCTCCAATCCACAATTTAGATGGATCAGACGATTGACTAAAATTTGCTAGGAAAAAGTTTCTGACTTCGGGGTCAGATCTTTTCCTAGACATTCTCTCAAAAAAATACTTATCTTTTCTTTTATTGAAACCAGCTTGAGATGCAGATACCTTTCCGTGATATTTGAAAAAATCGTAAGTCTCTTTACTAAAGTGGTTTTTAAAAGCCAAATAAGTCTGATAGACCTCGATTGATTCCATTAGATAGGTAAACGAGATCTAGTTGTTTTCTTTAGATAGTTGAGATCCAAGGCCTCAGCTTTCAGTTTTTCTTTGAGTGGTTTTGAAATCAGTTTATTTACCGACTCCAGCTCGATATTGTTTTCTTCGCAATATGTGATAATTGCTTCGATATAGTTTAGCTCCGAATTCAGAACTAATGTTTCAATATCACTAGTGAATTTGTTTTGACACAAAAACTTTTCTTTTAATAGCTCGTTAACTTCTTTCTCCATACTCCCCGAGTTTGTATGTGACGAATTCTTTGATATATTTGGTAAGAAGTTTAATATACTCACCTTTGTTTCGCTTTTCATAAACAACGCATTCTCCATTTTCAGTCGCCATAATGGTGACAATCTTCTTAACTGGTGTGCCTGTCATCTCATAGTACATGCAGGCGTAAGCGGTTTCTTGAACAAAATACTGTTCAATCCACGCTTCTGGTTTTGGTTTCTTAGATGTCTTAAAGTCTATGATAGCCAATTCGCCATCATATTCAGCAATACAGTCAACTCTACCAGCAATACCCAAATAATTACTGTAAAGTGCTTTTTCTAAAGCGTGTATGTTATTTATACTGTCGATCTTATCCTTTACTTGGAGGAATAGTGCCTTTGTTGTAGGCAACATATCAATATCAGATAGAGGAGTATTATTCAAATACTGTTCACAAACTTCATGGAAGTTCGTTCCTCTTCGAGTTGCAACCCTAGTCACTTTATTGGCCTCTTCTTCACCAACCCTTTTTCTCCACTTCTGGAAAACTTTTCTGTTATAGAAACTGGTTACTGATGTGATAGACGGATAAGGACCTTCTGATTGTGGTGGATAATAATATCTAACACCGTCAATACTGACGGCTTCAATATCACTATCTCCAAGAGTATTTAAATGGACAAACATTATAAAGCAAGTGCTAATTTAGTAACAAGATAGTTTCTAACTAATCCAGAACGAACTATGTCGTCAAGATTAAATTCAACTACTCCGAAATCTTCTTCCATGATTTCAACAATTCGTTTAAAATCTAGAATGCCATTTCGTTCATATGACTTAGTAAGATCAGTCTGAGTGGAGTCACCGCAAAAAATAATTTTACAGTTATCTCCAACTCTTGTAATTATACTATCTAATTCATGAAAATTCAAGTTTTGCATTTCATCTACAAGAACAATGCAGTTATCCATGGTTGTACCACGAATGAAAGAGGTGCTCCAAAAAGAAATAGTCTCTTGAGTTTTCAAGTTACCATATAACATTTCAAAGTCTGCGTCTGTAGGTAATTCAAACATGTATCTAACCATATTTTTATATGGAATCTGATACAAAGCAGCCTTATCATCATGATCTCCTGGAAGAAAACCAATCTCTCTAGTGGAAACTAGAGATCTAACAATGTATAGTTTTTCATATGGAGTATTCTCATTTAATACATCTTTCAATGCTTTATAGAGACTAATAAACGTCTTACCAGTACCAGCGGCACCATAAGCGAATATATTTTTGTTATCATCATAATGATCAAAAAGAACCTTCTGATTACTAGTCAGAGGTTCAATATCAACCATCATATCGGAATTAATTGGTTTACGACGACGCTTTTGTTTAGCCGTCATTCCTACTCCGATAGGATCATCTTGGTTTCTCTTCCTTCGTGCCATAGTTCTACCGAGATAGTTTGTTGTACTTGCCTCTGATACCCGCAGATTGTTCTGATTTTTTCAGAATGTGATTCCAACCTGGATGTTTATTAGTGAGTTTATCTTGCCACTCACCAACTTCACCTACACCAGGACAAGTACTTGGATCAGAAAAATCCCGAGTCCAATCAGGATTATCACCTTTCCAACCGTCCCAGTCGTGAACACTCATTACCACTTCTTTCTGTTCGCCAGTTTTGGTATTAATTACTGGGTACGTTGCCATCTTCTGATACCTTCTTCTTGTTAAATCCAAATGGTCCTTCTTTATCGTCCAATGCAAATTTCATTGCAATGCCGCCAACTGCTTCCATAACTTTCAGAATGTCCTCTGACTTAGCATTCTCACCCAGTTCTTTGGCAACATACCAATACTTAGGCCAAAATGTTTCACCTGCTTTTTGATAATCTTCTAGTGTTAAAATTTTCATAGCCATTCAAGTGCTTTAGATACTGTAGGGAATTGTTTAATAAAGATTTGTTTGCAGGACTCTGCAAGATCCATGTGTTCTTTCTGTGTTCCGTGTGCAGAACGCAGATCGATATAATGAATCCATGACCTGCAAGAGCCTGTCATGTAGATTTTTGTTGGCGTTGCCAAAGGCATAATCATTCTAGCACACTCCTTAGCAATTTCTTCAGACAAAAGTTCTTCATAGAGTACTTGTGCTTCTCTGAAATGTTCCTGAATCTTAAACAGAAGTCTAGATGAAATCAAAGGATCTAAGTCATCGATAGAATTCTGTCGATTCTTTGTATCTTGACGGCGCAATTCAGGTAAAGGAATTTGTTGAGAAAGGAGTTGTGTACTTGCGTATCTTTGTGAAAATTCTTGGTATGTGAAACTACGGTGCCTCAACACTTGAGCTGCTATGGCTCTTGTAGTTTCCAACTCAAGAGTCATTGAACTTTGTTCAAATACACTCCAGTGATTATGTTTGATGCAGTACTTAAGTAGTCCTGCATAATTATCATTTTCCTGATTGTTGGGATTGGAGACACGGGCGATGTACGCCATTGTCTTTTCAGCGTCAGGGGTAATACTTATCAGTTGTGCGCTGTTCATATAATTATACCATATTAAAGAAAATAGTTGAAATTAATAACACATCTTTGAAGAGTATCTGTGCTTGTAGTTCCTGTGTGTTTCTCGTTTGAATCAAAAACAAGAAGACGATTACCTACACTATCAACCTCTATGCCATTTTCAAAAACGGTTTTTCCGTTATTTGTATTTACATAATATATTGATGTGATGCAATTGTCAACATCATGATGAAAATCATGCTGAATTATTTCAGGTTGTTGAACATGCATGTTAGCTTTTACCCTAACAATAGAAACTGGATTGATCTGATTAATAATAGGTTCTATCAACGAATAGAACCTACTCACTGGTCGATGATTGAAATAAAAAACATGAGTAAACTGATAGAATCCATCATCAGGCGTGTTTACCCCTGAAGAAAAATTCCATTCCATCTCACCTCCGAGCATTACTTCATTGACAGTTCCATATACCTCTTCAGGTAAAAAGTTGTCAATG